CCAACAAAAACTAGAAGAATTGGAACTACTAAAACAACAAGCCCGAGGAAAAATCTTTGACCTATAAATAATTCATAATTTAGAATAACGAAATGAAAACATTTCATCAATTTTATGAAGATATTTCCCAAAGTAGACAAAATTCGGCTCAACGAACTCAAGAGAGTTTAATTAAACAAAAGCGAGAATCAGAAGCTCGCCGCGAACAACAGCAAGCCGAAGCTGAGGCCCGAGCAGAAGAAGCGGAAAGACAAAGAATTGAAAGAGAAAAAGAAAACAGATTAGCAGCACTAGAGCAGAGACTGAACCGACAATGAAATATATAATCTATTCAAAGGAAAATTGTCCATATTGCGAACAAATTAAACAGGTGATGAACCTAGCAAATCTAGAGCACGAAATACTCACTCTTGATAAACATTTTTCAAAGGAAGAATTCTACGCAATTTTTGGGGAAGGCACAACTTTTCCCCAAGTTATTCAAGATGAAACAAAACTAGGAGGTTGTAAAGATACGATTCTATTTTTACGGAATCAAAAGATTCTCTAATGGAAGAAGTACATACTGACATTGAAAAAGCTATTGATTTTGCATTTGTAGAAAGTAAATTTATTCTCAATTTTTACACGTATCTACAACAAAAAGAGTTCAGACGTGCCGATGTCCAGGAGTTTCTTAAGAGTCGCACAGCACTCAATATATTGGCGATTATACAAGAATTGTCCGAATACCTTGAAGGAGGTCAAGACCCTAGGCACAGCTACCTTAGAGAGGCTTATGGGCACCTCTCAAAGCCTTTTGCGAGGAAGATCAAGATTTATCTTGAGTCATTTATTACAGACACAGAGAAATACATTTATGATAAAAGGCTCGGTAGACGTGCGAAACCCAAAACTAAATAGGGGTAAGGAGTATTTGCTCCGAAAAAGACGAGAAGATAATTTTTTCTTTACTATTGTTAAGAGTATATCTCTCTTCTCAAGAGAAATCAATCTTAAAATTGAGCTAAAAATAAACAAACAAAATCTCGGAGAACGACCGCAATGATTAGTTTATTGGTAACCTTAATTGTTCTGATTTCTCTTTGCATTTTATTGGTGGGTCTAGTTTCCGGCTTTATTGTCGCTAAATTCTATCCTCCAGCCCCAAGACTCCATCCAGAGATGTATAATCCCGATGGTAGTATTAGGCCAGACATTCTACACGCAGTAACTTTTGACGGAGATTATGACTACACAGACGAAGACGACCAAGAAGAAACCAGCGACACCTGAAAAGCTTCAGAGCAATCCATTTTTGTTTGAAGTTTTTGATTTGGTGGTAAAACAGCGAAGTAATGCCAAGAAGGTAGAAATTCTGCAGGAATATAAAGATCCATCTATAATGACAGTATTCATTTGGAATTATGATGATAGCATTAGATCCGCAATTCCAGAAGGCGATGTACCCTTTGCAGAGGCCCGAGATATTGGAGTTGTCGGTAATGATACCAGTTTCTCGGATAGTTTGAATAAGCAGATCGTATCATCTGAAATGATTGATAGTTATGGCAGCAATAACCGTACCACAATTCGTAGAGAGCACAGTAAATTCTTTAACTTTATTGTTGGAGGAAATGATAGTCTGTCTAGTATTCGCAGAGAGACCATGTTTATTAATATAATTCAAGGATTGCACCCCCGAGAAGCCGAAATTTTGTGTCTAGTAAAGGATAAAAAACTACAGTCAAAGTATAATATCCCGTTTGCTGTTGTTAAAGAAGCATTTCCCGAGATTCAGTGGAGCAATAGAGTTTGATGAATAGTTTAGATATTTCTCCAGAAACTCTGCCCGCAATCTTGGATGAAAAAGATTCATATCTCCGTAGTAGAGTTGCACGCAACCCCAACACGCCACCTGAAACTCTAACAATTCTTGCTCGAGATGAGGAATGGAGTGTTCGCTGGACTGTTGCAGAAAATCCCAACACGCCACCAGAAACTCTAAACATTCTTGCCCAAGATGAGGGGGGTATTGTTCGCTATTGGGTTGCAGAAAATCTCAACACACCTCCAGAAGCTCTAACAATTCTTGCCCAAGATGAGAGTCATGGTGTTCGTTGGAATGTTGCGAGCAATCCCAACACACCACCAGAAACTCTAACAATTCTTGCCCGAGATAAGAATTCTAGCGTTCGCTACGGTGTTGCAGGAAACTCCAACACTCCTCCAGAAATCCTAACAATTCTTGCCCAAGATAAGAATTCTCATGTTCGCTGGAGAGTTGAAAGAAATCCAAACTCAACCCGAGAAGTCGTTCAAACTGTAAGAGCCTATGAGTTTTATAAAGAGCATCCAACATTATGAAAGACCAAAATCTTCTGTTAGCAGACAATCATAACACTTCCCCAGAAGCCCTAACACTTCTTGCTCAAGATGTGGATTCTTATGTTCGTTTTATGGTTGCACACAACTCTAACACTCCCCCAGAAACTCTAACAATTCTTGCCCGAGATAAGGATAGGGATGTTCGCAGGGGGGTTGCATCCAATCCCAACACACCAACAGAAACTCTAACAATTCTTGCCCGAGATGAGGATAGGGATGTTCGCAGGGGGGTTGCATCCAATCCCAACACACCTCCAGAAATCCTAACAATTCTTGCCCAAGATGAGGACTTTAATGTTCGCTATCGGGTTGCAATCAATTCCATCACTCCTCCAGAAATCCTAACAATTCTTGCTCAAGATGAGAGTGTGGGTGTTCGTTGTGGAGTTGCATTCAACCCCAACACTCCACCAGAAACTTTAACGACTCTTGCTCGAGATAAGGATGCGAGTGTTCGTTATTTGGTTGCAAGAAACTCAAACGCAACAAGAGAAATCGTTCAAACTGTAAGAGCCTATGAGTTTTATAAAGAAATGGAGAATAAAAAATGAGTAATAAGTCCGAACCGTGGACAACCGAAGAGCTGAACACTTTACCTAGCAATTATCATTGTGAAATTCTATTGAGCGATGTGAATAGAGATGACATAAATCTTAATGAATTGCCTACGGACGCTCATATTGTTGAGTATAGTGATAACGATGGAAATCGCATTGACATCTGCCGTTCTTCAAAAATGGTAACTGTCTTTGACCTTTATTATGATAGGTTTGGAAATCATATTTATAAAATTGAGCATTCTAATGGAAAAATTAACCCTAGAAACTGGAAACGATGAGTGGTTTTGCTAAGGCGATTATTAATGAGAAGGAATTAGATAAACTTCTTAAGAGATACAAGAAAGTTAAACGTTATATGCGGAGCAGGTTATACGAAATGAAAAATCTTGACGGAACTGAACAAATTGTTTCTAAACTATTGGAGGACACTCCTGATGAGTAGCATGGGTCATCACTGTCTGTTAAACGTTTACGGTTGTGATTTTAATCTACTTAATGATGAGCAATTTCTTATTCATGTCTTAAGAGTAGCAGCCGAAAAGTGTGGAGCAACAGTTTTGAATTGCATGTCCCATAAATTTGAACCACAAGGAGTTACTGCTATTTTATTGCTATCGGAATCACATATTTCTGTGCATACCTTTCCGGAGAAAGCAAAAGCAGCATTTGATATTTTCACTTGCGGAAAGGCAGATTCTAATCTTGGTGTTCAATACATTCTACAGAATATTGATTGTCAGCACCATACAATAAAAGATATTACCCGATAAACACTGCCTCCAGAGGGGGCTTGACAAACAGGAGAACCTATGCTAGGATACTATAGCTCAAACGAGCCAGCCAAAGAAAAGCTTAACAATAAGACCCTTAAACTTCTAATTCAGAATTTAAAGAATATTGTTGAACTACTTGAAGACGAGATTATCGTTGAAGATGAACAAAATAATGTTATCAGACTTGAAGATATGATGCAGAATATACAAAAAGAATTTGAAGACCCTGAATATTTGGAGGTAGATTAATGGCATACAATTTGACACCCTTTGAAAAAGACCTTGCAGCATTTGCCGATAAAATCGGAATTATTGTGGGTCTTGAGATTGGAGATAAAATGACCGAAGATGAGGCTTATAAAGAGATTAAACTTCTTGTGAAAGACCTTAAGAATTCCCGTAAGAAAAATAGAGAAGAAGAGAATGAGCAGCAAAGTTGAATTAGTTTCACATACACAAGATGCGGAAAAGTTAATTGCATATTGTGCAAGAGTATCTAATCCTAAAAATCAGGACAACGAAGAATTTAGCGGTCTTCTTAAGTATTGTATCAGAGAGAAGCACTGGAGTATTTTCCAGATGGCTGATATGACGGTAGAGATTAACTGTCAACTTCCTATTGCAACACAAATTCTTCGACACAGGAGCTTTGAATTTCAACAATTTTCTCAAAGATATGCTGATGCCACAGAATTGGATCTGGATATTCCCGTTCCAGATTTAAGAAAGCAAGACACTAAGAATAGACAAAACTCAACTGACGATTTGGGTGATTATTTAAAACTCACACTACAAGAAGAAATTAGACAGCATTTTGGGGTCTCACGGAATCTCTATAAGAAACTTTTGAGCCTTGGGGTGGCAAAGGAATGCGCCCGAATGGTACTTCCAGGTGCAACAATGACTAGACTTTATATGAAAGGAAGCCTCAGATCGTGGATCACATATATCGCTCTCAGAGAAAAGAATGGAACCCAACTAGAACATCAAGAAGTGGCAAAGGCATGTAAGGCTATTTTTGCTGAGTGTTTTCCAGTTGTCTCTGAAGCTTTGGGTGGAGCTAATACCGAATGGGTCATCTGATTACCAATAAATACTTTAGAACTACGAAAGAAAATGGCAATTTATCCGATTATTAATAAAGAAACTGGTGAAACTAAAGTAATTGAAATGAGCGTTCACGATATTGCGTCTTGGTATGCAAAAAATCCAAAGTGGACCCGGAATTGGGCTGAAGGTGCCGCCGGATTTATCGAAACCGGAGAGTGGAAAGATAAGCTCATTAAAAAGAACCCCGGATGGAATGAAGTCCTACAAAAGGTAAATAAATCAGCCGGCACAAAGAGCCAAATTGGTAAAATCTAACAAACAAACATACACAAACCTATGACTCGTAAAAGAAGGGCTACATCCGAACGAACTTCTTTAGGCTACAATAAAAATCAAAGACGAAATGGTAGAACAATTAATTTAGAGCTGATGCATAAAATGCATCCTCTTACTGATAATCAGACCAAGCTTTTTGATTCTTATGAACGAGGACAAAACATTTTAGCTTACGGGTCGCCGGGAACGGGTAAAACTCACGTTCTTCTTTACAATGCACTCAGAGAAGTTCTTAACGAAAGAACTCCTTATGATAAGATCCTTATTGTTAGGTCTACAGTACAATCTCTTGAAATTGGATTCGTTCCTGGTAATGTGGCAGAGAAGATTGCACCATTTGAGGCCCCCTATAAGCAAATGGTTCAATCCATGTTTGATCTTTCAACCGATGAAGAATTTGAAATGATCTATGGACTTCTTAAGAGTGAAAAGATAATTGACTTCATGTGTGTTTCCTTTCTTAGAGGAACTACTTTTGATAATTGTTTAATAATTGTGGACGAATGCCAGAATCTTAACTATCACCACCTTTCTACCATTATCACTCGCGTTGGACAAGATAGTAAGATTTTCTTTGCTGGAGATTATAGACAATCTGATCTCGTAAAACAAAGTGAGCGTATGGGTTTTAATCATTTTGTTGATGTCTTAAATGAAATGCAATCAGTTGACCTTATTAAATTTGGCATTGAAGATGTGATTCGCTCAAATCTGGTTAAAGAATTCCTTGTGGCGGAACATAAAATTGATACTCAGTAAAAATGAATCTAAAAGAAAAATTAAACGTAATCCAACGACCCATCTTTGAACACGCCGAACTAGACATTCCGAAAATAAAGCGAACAACTATTGATGGCATCAGGTATTATAAAATTCCTGATGCCGAAAAAGAACTAACATTTATTTCTGTTACCTCAGTTACATCAAATTATAACAAAGAAAAAATTGCAGAATGGCGAAAGAGAGTTGGTGAAGACGAGGCAAATAAAATCACAAAATTTGCCACAACTTTAGGAACTCAATATCATGCACTCTCTGAGGCATTTTTCAAGAACGAAGATATTCCAGAGAAGTCAGCTCTTGCTAAAATACTTTTTAGAAATGCAATTCCAACCTTTAAGAAGATAGGAAAGATCTATACGATTGAGAATCCGTTGTATTCACTGTTATGGGAATTAGCCGGAACTCCAGATATGATTGCAGATTATGAAGGAGTTCTAAGTGTCATAGACCATAAGACATCAAAAGAACCAAAGCCCGTAGAATGGATTGAAGGTTACTTTGTTCAATGTTTTACATATGCTCTAATGTATGCAGAGCTATTTGGCATCATGCCAAAACAGCTAGTGATCATTATGTCTTGTCAAAATGGCGAGGTGAAAGTCTATATTGAAAAAGACCTACAGAAGTATGTCAAGATTTTAAGAAAATACATCAACAAATTTATATCAGACAAAAATGAAAGCAACCGATGAATTGAAGCAAGAATTTGAGAAGAAGTTCAATAGTCCAGATAAATTTGCAGCAGAGATTGAGAAAATGGTTTCCGAAAGAGATGATCTAAATTACATCTCTGCAATTACTGAATACTGTGATGCCAATAATATTGATATTGAATTAGCTCCAAAGCTAATAACCAAAACTCTTAAGGAAAAAATTCAAGGCGATGCAACCAGACTCAATTTTCTAAAGGGAGGTTCTAAGGCTAGACTACCCCTATGAATCCGTTTGAAGTTTATGTCACCTTTCTTGCACTGAAAAGACATTTTTCAACTCCTTCATACGATTACTTTAAATATCACGGTAAAATAAAATGCTCTCAAGAGACATTTAAGAAATCTAAGGATCGTTTATTTTTTGAAAGATTGAGCAGAAAGAAGAAACCAAAAGAGATAATAGATTTCTTTGTTTTCAATTTTGTTGCATCGGACAATCCCGCCTCATTGTGGATCGGTGATATTATTAAAAACGGTGAAAGAATATACACAGAAGGTCTTAGAATTAGAGAGTCATTATCATACATTTTTGAGCAAGACCTAAGAACTCTTACAGATAATCAACATCTGTTTGAAGTAGTAAAAATAGATGGCTCAAAACATCCTAAGATCTTGAGGTCTTATCTCAATAAGACAATTAAATTTGAGACTCTTCTTATTATGCTAGCGGTCTTGAAACTAAAGGAAAAATATAATGAGTTTCTACAAGATCCAATATGGAATATTATCAGCAGTAAGCTAGAAAAATATTCACCGTTTCTTGAGATTGATCATAATAGATACAGCGAAATAATACGCAAATATATTTGATGTTAAACAAAACAATAAAGCGAGCTATACAAAAACGAATAAAAAGACACCATAAACTTTACGACCTACCAGTAATTGCCGAATATTGGGAAGAGGTATTTGCCAAATCCGTTGAAGACGGCGAAGGGTATAGCGATTGGAAACCAGATAAATCTCATTGTATCGGAAAAGATCAGGTATGCACCATTGATGGTGAAACATATAGAATATCAAATAAGAGTGGAAAATACAATAGAAAAAATGAAACTCTTGTTATCAGTGGATCAAGAAGCGGAGAATATGAAACTCTTGAGGATAAGATAAAATTCTTCTCAGATAAGAAAGAAGATGTTTACGTGTGTTGTGCAACCGAGACAAAAAAGCCTTCAAGTAAGAACTATTACCTCTTTTTCTTTGAGAGTAAAATGTTAAACTATTCAGAGGCAATCTGGTTACCGAAATATGGTAAAAATCAAAATCAGACTGGATGGTACTGTGACACTGACAATTACAGAGCAGAGATAAGACACTCCTTGAGCGGTCAAATCTGGACCACAATAAAGCTGCTCAATGCCAATATCACGCCGGAGGTTATTTCAATTGATTGATTTATATCAAGGAGATTGCCTAGAGATTATGCCGAATATTCCCGACAATTCGGTTGATATGATTCTGGCAGATCTCCCATATGAAATAACAGCCGCAAAGTTTGATATTCTTATTCCCTTTGAGCCTTTATGGAACCAGTACAATAGAATTGCAAAAGAAAATGCAGCAATGGTTTTCACTGCATCACAGCCTTTTACTACGGCTCTTATATCATCCAATCTTAAAAATTTTAGATATGAATGGATATGGGAAAAACCTCAAGGAACAAATCCAATGGTAGCCAAATATCAGCCTCTTAAGTCTCACGAGAATATAGTGGTCTTTTATAGAAAGAGCCCAACATACAATCCCCAAATGACTATTTCTACTCCTTATGGTGGATTTAAGTCAACCAAGAAAAAACTGGGCGAAGTCTATGGAGATCTAAAATCCGAGCATCGTGATAATCCAGAAGGTTCTAGGTATCCAAAAACCGTTATAAAATTCAAACAGGAAAAGGGTCTACATCCAACACAAAAACCTTTAGCTCTTATGGAATACCTTATTAAGACCTATACCAACGAGGGCGATGTGGTTCTAGATAATGTATTTGGAAGCGGAACATCGGGTGTAGCTGCAAAGAAGACGGGGAGAGGATATATCGGTATGGAACTTAACGGAGATTATTTCAAAATTGGTTCCGAGAGAATAAACAAAACTCCAGCTCCAAATGCCCTAGACACTCTATTCTAAATATTCCTGGTTGGCAAACCTTTGATTTCAAAAAGCTTCCAAATCAAAACAAATAAAACATCTAACGCAATTCAACGTATTATGGATTTCAAACAACTTAAAAAGCAGAGCAAATCAGGAATCGGTGCTCTCACCGAAAAGCTCCTGAAAGATGCCGAAAAATTAAATAGTAGCTCTTATACCGAAGATAAAAATATCTTTAAATTAGAAACCGATAAGAGTGGAAATGGACGAGCGATTCTACGCTTTCTTCCTGCCCCATCAGGAGAAGATGCAGCCTTTGTTCGCCTTTATAATCATGGTTTTCAGGTAAATGGCAAGTGGCTCATTGAGAATTGTCCAACAACTCATAATGAATCGTGCTTTATATGTTCCGAAAATAGCGCACTCTGGAACAGTGGAATTGAATCTGATAAGGCAATTGCCCGTGATAGAAAGCGTAAACTATCTTATTATGCCAACGTATATGTTGTCAGTAATCCAGCAGATCCTTCACTTGAGGGTACTGTAAAGATCTTCCGATTCGGTCAGAAGATCTTTGATAAGATTCTATCAGCGGTAAAGCCTGAATTTGATAGCGATCCTGTCATTGAACCTTTTGATTTCTGGGAGGGTGCAAATTTCCGTCTTATTGTTAAGACTGTTGAAACCACTATTAACGGTAAGCAACGTAAGATGCCCAATTATGATGATAGCAAATTTGAATCTAAGAGCGAATTTCTTGGGGGCGATGACGATAAGCTAGAAGCCGTATATAGTCAATTGCATTCTCTTCAAGAGATTGTTGCTCCCAGTAAGTTTAAGACCAATGAAGAACTTCAAAAGCGGTTCTATATGGTTACTAATTCGCGTCCTGCCCCTAGTGCTGAAGAGCAGGAAAAGGAATTGGAAGAACTTCTGAATCCCCAGCAAGATATTCTCGCTGAACTCGAGGAGTCATATTCTAAGGCTAAGGCAACAGTATCCGATGACGATGATGAAGACCTTCAGCGTTTTATGGCACTAGCTGACGGTTGAACTAGCGGGGGGACACTTTAATATGTGCCCCCTTTTTCTTTAAGGGCAGAGTATTGGTGTTATTATAGGAACAACAAGAAAAACACTATGTATTCTGTTGCCCGCAACCCCAACACACCACCAGAAACTCTAACAATTCTTGCCCGAGATAAGGATGTGTATGTTCGCTGTTATGTTGCACAAAACCCCAACACACCACCAGAATCTTTAGAAATTCTTGTCCAAGATAAGGATTGGACTGTTCGCTGT